CCAGTCAGATTCTTTTCTGTGACCTTTTCCAAGCTTCATCTTCAGTAATGAAAGCTCTTCCTCCGAAATTAAATTCCACTCTAGTTTAGCAGCGTCAAATTTTTCAACTTTCTTCATCTTTGCGTACTCCTTATTTTTTAAGTTTAAACCTTATTCTTGCGGCTTCACCTCACCACCGCATTCTTAAACGCTTTCATCATAGCTGGTGACAAATCCTCACCAAATAAAATTGAACTTTTTTGTACCTCTTCCACTTCTTTTAGTTGTTCTTCCGCAAGCTGCGTACAATGCCTGTTTGCAAGTATAATATCTGTCGAAATTATACCACAGCTCCACTGTGTTTTCTATCGGAAACATAGCTTTCATCTTGAAATTTAAGGACAATTTCAATGCGCTTACTACTATATACATATATCGCATCTATGAGCTGTCTGACAAGTTCTTTTGTAAGTTCTGTAAGATTCTCTTTTCCTTCCAACAGATTTAAGAAACAAGGTCTTTCGTCCGGTGATGTCGTTTCTTCGGATTGATAGGCTTGCAGTTCTGTTTTATAGGTTTCTATCAGTTTATTGTTATTTTCCTTCACCTGCATGAACTGGTCAACATTGATTTCGCCTTTTGCATAACGCTCATACAATAAGTAATTCTTATCTATAAGTCCCTGTATCTTTTCCTGAAGCTGCTTTTTACCCTCCTGATTTTCTTTCATACGGTCACGAAACTGCAATCTGTATAATTCCTGTAGCCGCTCCGATTCGCCTGCCAGCACTGCCTGATGTTTCATTGCAGATAATACAATTTCCAAAAGCTCTGTTTCCTTTATGTTTTCCGGACAGCACTCCTTTGATTTGGCTTCATAATAGTATCTGCAATAATAAGAAACATTGAATCTGCTTCTTCGCTGCATATTATGTTTGCAGCCACCACATTTCACGAAGCCTTTAATGGGAGAATCCATGCTTCCCCTTCTCCTTTTTTCTCCCTCGCAATATATCGTTTTGTCTAACAGTCCCTTATCTTTTTTTTCTGTCAGTATTGCAATATTCTGTTTCTTAAAATCTTTATTGTTTACAAGTTCAAACAGTTCCTTTGATATAATCGGTTCATGTGTGCCTTCGCACGCTTTCCATTCCTCTTTTGGCAGACACTTCGTTCTTCTTGAACCGACCTCGGCAGTTTCTCTTTTGTGAAAAACAGTGTTCCCGACATACAATTCATTTTTCAGAATTCTTTCTACTATAGAACCATTCCATAACTTTTTTTCTTCATGGTATTTCCACTGGTAACTGCAACCGTTTTTCATTGCGTAAACCTGCGGTGTCGGAATACCCTGACGGTTTAAGTATCGTGCCACTTCTGTTTTTACCCCATATTCTGCATACTTTTCAAAAATTATGCGTACAATGGCTGCTGCTTCCTCATCTACTATAATGCGGTTATGGTCAGAGGGAGATTTTTTATAACCAAATGCTGCAAAGGTAGCAAGATAATTTCCTCTCATCCGTCTGCCCATCAGATCATTTTTGATTTTAACGGAATTTTCTTCACTGAAATAATCATACATCAGGTTCTCAAATGCCACGTCCATATCCGGTGTTATCCCGACATAATCTTTGCTGTCAAAACTGTTGTTGACAGCAATAAAACGAATATCCAATAGTGGGAATATTTTTTCAATGTAATTTCCGACTTCAATGTGATTTCGTCCAAAGCGCGAAAAATCTTTTACTACGATACCATGCACTTTACCTGATTTCACATCTTCTAAAAGTTTTTGAACCCCCGGTCTTTCAAAATTCTTCCCGCTAAATCCATCATCTATATATTCCTTTATCTCATAACTGTCAAATTCCGGTCTTTGCTCCACGAACCTGCGGAGAATATACCTTTGATTTGTGATACTGTTGCTTTCATCAACCATATCGCCATCTTCTTTTGACAATCTCAGATACAATGCCATAATCATTCCGTTGCACCTCCCTTCCGACAGTTTAAAATATATTTTTCACAATCATTAAAACAATCCTGATATTTTAGCTTTACTTCAACCCTGTTATCAGCAAAAATCTCTATTCTCTCAATACAGATTTCAACCATTGTTTCAGTCAGTTTTTTTTCATTTTGGAAGCAGAGCCAGTCTGACACTAATTTTTGTAATGTGGTATGACATTTTTTTATCCCTTTTTCTTCTTTAACACACTTTTTCTCCTGTTCTTTGTATAATTCTATTTTTTCATGGTACACATTTTTATATTGCAGAAATACTGCCTGTGAAACACAGCCTTCTGCGTAGTCCGAATATGTCCGCATATACTCCTGTTCCAGACAGTTTTTTAAATTGATTACTTTTTGCTTTTTCGATTCTGTCTGCTTTAATTTTTCTTCAAAGGAATACTGAACATTCTTTTGAACAAGTTTCTTTATTCCTTTTATGAAACTTAAATGTTTTTGTATCGTAGCATAAAGAATGTCACATAATACATTTTCGGCAATGTTCCTTGTATCGCATAAGTCATTGTAATTTCTATGTGTGCTGCATTGAAAAGTTTTGTACTGCTCTTTCTCCCCATTTATAATACAATATTTATTTACCCTCACCATATTTGCCTTGCAGGAAGCGCAAAACAATTTTCCCTGAAAAAGATGAGCGCCAGCGCGCTCATCTTGCAAAAATCTCCGCTTTTTGCTTAAATGATTTACACTGCTGCATTTTCCTGGAGCATCGGCAAACTGCCATTCACAGGCAGATTTCTTTTTTTTGTCTTTTGAATGACCTAGTATTCTTTGTACATCTTCAAACATCTGCCTGTCAATAATCGGTTTATGATTATTTTCAATAACAATCTGTTCCTGTTCCGGCACCAGTCTTGCTTTCTTTCCGGCAAAAAAACTCTGCTCCGACTTATGCCTTATTACGTTTCCTATATATACAGGATTTTCCAACATTCTTTTGATTGTAGAATAGTGCCACAATTTCAGTTCATCAGCCTCTTTCCGGTATACGCTGCCTGACTGAAAATACTGCCCCGGTGTCTGAATATGATTTTGATAAAGCCATCTGCTTATTGTATAGTTGGAAATTCCCTCACTGCACTGTCTGAATATTTCCTGTACAATGGGAGCTGTTTGCTTACAAATGACATAATTTGTGCCGCTTTCATTCATCTGATAGCCATATGGAATTGTAGCACTGCGGTAAAATATGCCCTTTTCCTGCTTCATTCGAAATGTACTCCCTACTTTCTTTGAAATATCCTTTGCATACATCTCATGCATAAGATTTTTGAGGGAAATAAGCAGCAGCTCCCTGCCGCAATTCTCATCGGCACTGTCATACCTGTCAACAATGGATATGAAACGCACTCCCAAAAAAGGAAATACTTTCTCAATATAATTTCCTGCTTCTATGTACTCCCTTCCAAAACGGGATAAATCCTTGACAATCACACAGTTAATCAATCCTGCCTTTAAATCTGCCATCATTCTGCTAAATGCCGGACGTGAAAAATCCGTTCCCGTTTTTCCATCATCGACATACTCCCTCACGATATTCAAATCAGGGGGTCTGCTTACAAACTCATGCGCCAGCTTTCTTTGATTTTCCAAAGAGTCACTTCCTGTATAGTCACTGTCCACTGAAAGCCTTAGATAATTACCAACATCATACTTTTTCAGTATTCTCTTTGCGGGTACAGCTTTTTTTAAATACCTGTCTGCCGTCCTAGCCATTGCTTCCCACCTCCGCTGAAGATAGGGAACTAAAGTTCCCCGGCATTAATTCTACAATCCTGCACAGAGTTTCGTACTCGTCCTGATACTTAAAGGTAATTTCTATTCTGTTTTCTTCATAAACAGTAATTTTTTCTACCAATGTCAGCAATGTACTTCTGTCTAACGATGTGATATTTCCTGTCTTGGTAAACGTTTTTATCCATTCGTTTGCAAACAATCCCTCTTTAAAAATTATTTCTATTTCTTCTTTTAACTTCTTGATAGTTTGCTCTATCTCTGTAC